GTTACAGCGGTTGTAGCAAGAGCGGTCTGGTCTGCACCAGTCTTAGCATTGTATAGACGTGGTGATTCAACAAAGAATGCACCCTCGAAGTCTCCAATTTCGCCAGCCCAGATGTTATCTACTGCTGGGTTTGATTGTGCGTGGATGAAGTTCCAGCCCATATTTCCAGTTTCTGCACGAAGGTCGTGTGAAACGTCTGGGTGGATACCTGTCCAGTATAGAGAACCGCGACGAGCCTTTGCCTTATTGCTACGCAATTTAGCAACAGCCTTGCGGATGTCTGCAGAATCGATTGTGTCAGCAGCATCTACGTTAGCAACAGCGGTTGCGTTGCCTGCGAAAATGTTGTTTGAACCAGAGCGGAGAGTTGTCATTGCGACAGAGTCGATTGAGTCAGCGAGGTTGTAAGCAATGATGTTTGCAATCGCTGGGTCAACGTCTGCGAGTGAGAACAACTCGAGAGCGCGGGTTACGAGAACTGCGTTACCGTACTCAGAAAGAGTAATGGTTACGGAAGTTGGTGTTGAAAGAGCAACTGCATCTGGGTCTGTTGTTTCAGTCAGAGCGGTTGTTGCTTGTGCAAGGTCAACGTACTTCTGTAGAACTACGGTTGAGCCTGGGAATGCTTGGCGGGCTGGGCGCTTATCTGCGACTGAACGAATGAGTGGTTCAGAACGGAGCGCAAACTCTAGAAGACGGTCATATGCCTTCTGTACGAGACCAGCACCACCTACGGAACCTCCGAGAGAGGAGGCACCTGTATCTGTGTATGCGTTGGACATTGTGTTGCGTCACCTCCAAGTGACTATGAACGGTTGATTATTCTTGTGAACGCAATATGCTAAGAATCTCCTCGGCAGAGGATGCGTTGTTTAGACGTGATTCAAAGTCTTGCGCTTTATCGGGAGTAACCGCTCCCTGGGTAAGAATGTCTTGATTGCGTAGTGCAGCAAGATTGTTCTTATCTATTTCGGGGGCATCTGCAGTCTTGATTCCGAATAGGTCAGCATTATCATCGAGCCAGGAATTTACTGCCTCTTCGTTAATGTCTTCCAAGTCTTTCATAATCAGACGTGCAGCCTTTGCGTTTACGCCCTTCTTTTCTAGGACTTGACGTACAGTCGACTCTTTCTTTTCTTTGAGGAATCCTTCAAGTTGTTCTGAAAGTTCCTTGATACGCTTCTCGTCTGCTCTTTTGGCTTTACGTAGTTTCTTAACTAAGTCATTGCCATCTAGACCATCGTTGGTATCTAGTTCGTCGTCTTCGTCTTCCCAGTAGTTGTTGCTCATAGCAACTGTCCACCCTTCTATTCGTTGTTAGTCGCAAGCCTCAATGACCACGCGGGGACTGTGGGTTGGCTCTTGCTACCAGTCTGTTACGCTGGCGGGGCTGGTCGGTCCGCTCAGGATTCTCTTTTAGAAAGCGCGATTTGCTCTGCGCTGTGATGCCATTCCGAGTTCTGCTCGTCCTTGCTTAGCAGCAAAGCGGGCTTCTTCTTCGGCTGTTAGTTGTTCTAGTTGTTGTAATTCTTTTGCAGACTGAGTAATGACAGCCTTCTCTAGACCTACTTGACCGATATCTTCTGTTCTTGAGATACCAGCAAGTTTAGATGTTGTAGGTAGTGCTCTAGCAATCTGACCAAACTTAGGCAATAGAGACTGGAATGTTCCACCCATACGAGCGTATTCTTGCGCTCTCTCTTCGGTTAATCCGCCTGCCTTGGTAATTGCACCTAAGCCTTGCTGCTCTGCAGCGGCTAGAACTTCTAACTTGCCAAGTTCATCGACAAGTTCATCGACTCCCTTTTTACCTAGGAGGATTGTTCTAGCAAGTTTTGTTCTATCTACAGTTGGGAAGAATCTTCCTAATGTATCTTTGATAGCCTTAGGAGCCATATCGATACGCTGATAAGCCTTAGCAATCTTCTCGGCTATCGTGGTAACAGAGTTACCCATACCAATAAGTTCGCCAGTAAACTCTTCATTAGCAAGGTCACCAAGATTTGCTTGATTCAACAAGTCAGCCATACCTGCTTGAGATGCTACATACTCAGCGATTGTAGGTACCTTAACTGGCTTGCCAGCCTGTCTTAAGTCTTGAAGTGCGTAGATACCCTTGAATCGGTTTGTGAATGCTGCAAGGTTAGGATTCTTACGAGCGTCAAGAAGAGCCATATTAAATGATTCTTGAATATCAGAACCGCTTCTGTAATACTTAGAAACTACATTGTAGAGTTCATCCATCCAGCCTTTAGCAGCCTCAGCCTCACCGAAGTACAAAGCCATAGTAGCCTTGAATACATCTCTGGCTAGCGTAGGACCACTTGATGTGGGTACGCCAGTGCTGCCAGTTCCTTGAGTGCTTCCAGTAAATCCTGTACCGCCAGTAAAGCCAGTTCCGCCAGTAAATGCTCCAGAGGTAGGACGTTGTCTCCATTCAAATCCACCGCCAGGTAAACTTAGTTTGTACCATTCATATCCTGGCTTAAGTCCTGTCGCTGGTGGTGTTTCAATCTTGCCAGCAGAGCCAGGTGTGGTTGAGATAAATCCGCCTAGACCAAGTTCTTCTCTTGCAGCCTGTGCCTCTTGTAGAGCCTTCTGTGCATCTACCTGTGCAGGGCTTAGACCAGTCTTAGGGTCACGAATGTAATAAGGGTCAGATGCTAATGGAGGAGTAGATGCAAGTGCTGCTGCATCACGTTGTGCACGAAGTCTTGACTTCTCATCAGCAAATACAGTGTCACCCATACTGATTGCTTCCTGAGCACTTTTCTGAGCATCTGTCTTTGGCTGTGCAGTCGGTGTTGTAGGTGTTGCAGGAGTTTTCTCAGGAGACTGACTGTATGGAACTCTGTCTTCGGGTGGAAGACTGGATTGCATTCTTGTCCATTGTGACAGGGTGTACTTCTTAGCCATTTATACTCCGAATCCCATAGCACTTGCCAAGCCAGTAGCAAGGTCTCTTGCACCTTGAATTGCCCACCCTGCTTTTTCGGAATTAGGATGGAACTTGAAATACTCATCTGCTTCAGCAAGACTCTTCATAGGAACCTTTCCTGCAGTTCCATCTGGACGAAGCAATTTGTCTAGGTCAGGGTTATCTAGGTCAATAGTATTTGGGTCAACATCCCACCACTTAGCCATACGGCTAATGTAAGGCTGTGCTAAATCTAATACAGTCAGACCAGGATTAGCCTTAAGACGTTCTGCAAATTGCGGGTAAAGGTCTGCAGCCTTAGCGTTGAACTGTGATTGAAGTCTTTCTAAAGTAGTCTCGCCCTTTGCTAATTGCAGTGCGTAGTTAGCAACTTCTTTTTCGGAAAGATAACCAAGACCATTAGCCCTAAGTACTGTCTTAATACTACCAATCTTATCGATTACGCTGGTAGGTAGAGTCTTAGTATCACCAATGTTTGCCTTAGCCCATAGGTAGTTTTCAGCAAATTGCTTAGCATTGAATAGCCCTGGGCTTTCAACTATCTCAGTTGTGCCATCTGGCTTTACGATAGTTTCTTTTACCTTACCTCCAGCCTTAGCGGCTGCAGTAAGTTTGTTATAGAAATCGCTTAAATCTTTCTCGCCAAACTGTGCGAAGGCTCCTTGAGTAAAGCCAAGTTCCTGTGCTACTCCACTGAGGATTGCATCAGAGGTAACCTTGTCATAGTTGGTATAGGTGTAAGTTGCATTGGTTTGTCTAGGGGCATTTTGAAGTTGTGTCTCTAGTACATTCCAGGGGGTCTGCTTCTTGCCCTCTTTGTATGCTGCTACTGCTCCATCAACAATGCTGTTGAAAAGAGTTTTACGAGCAGCGTCGGTAGGTTGACGGTTCTGAACCGTAATGATGTACTGGGCTAGAGCAGTCTGTGCTCTCTCAGATAACTTAGAGAAACTCCTCTTGACAAAAGCCGAATCTTTCTTGACCAAGTTGCCATTCTTGTCTGGCATCCAGATGTAGTTGATAGTCTTGCCAGTACCTTTGGCAGGGAAATTGATAGTGGTCGGTGGCGTTGGCAATACCGATTTTCTATACCTAGTCAACGTTTACCTCCGTAAGTTGGTCATTCAAGAAATATCTGTCAAGTATGTCTGCCAACTTAGGGTCAACCAAGTCGATAACAGATTCAACATAATCAGTCCAAGCATTTCTTACTGCGCTCTTGTATCCATCTGGAGCATCCTTCATAAGTTTCGCATAGTCATCGCGGTACTTGAGGATTGCATCCACGTGGGTCCAGAACTGTGTATTGCCGTGCTTAGCCATAAACTTTTCATTCTTTACAATCTGAGTTAAGCCCCAGGCGTACTTGTAAGAAGTATTCTCTGATGAGTTCCTCTTGTATTCATTACCCCAGGCTGGGCTATATGCAGTTAAGTCAGTAGCGTATTGCTTAAGAGCCAGACGAAGTTCTTCAACTGAAGCGTAACTTGCATAACCTTTTTCTTTAGCAAGTTTATTTAGTTGGTCTTTGTATGCTGAGTAAGCCTTCCATACGCGACCCACTTCAATATCCTTCTCAACATCGGCTATTGACTTAAGTGGTAAGTTAAGGGTTGTTCCATCTGGAAGAGTAACTCCAGGCTTATTAAGGATTCGACTAATGTTAGGGTCAGAATCACGAGGTAGGTCAGCAGTAATAAGACCGATAAGGTTCTTATCTAGTGAGCCTAGTTTCTTGACTAGACCAACATTCTCTTCCCAAACTCTATTATAACCTTCAACTGTAGGAACTACGTAT